GGGGAATTGCCAGAGCCGATAAGGCGTCATGATCGACCAGGCCGCGTCCGGTCCGGCGGAATTGACGTCACCCCGGCCCTCGTAAAGAAACGCGGTCAAAAGCAGGATGCCATGGCGGATCGGCATCGGCACGGCGTCCCCGGTGTCGCCGTAGCCGGCGATGTAGTCGATCTGCAGCGACATCGCCGGGATCATCGGCACCAGCGGCGCCTTAAGCGAGATCTGCGCCGGCTCGACCATCAAATTTACGATGTAATCGTCCGGGTCGGCCGGCCCCATGTCGTCGGCATAGCCGATCAGCACCGAGGAAATACTGACGCATGGTGCGCGCGGGATCGAGATCGGTTTCCGGATCGTCGGCGGCCAGTTCAGCGGGAAGACGATCAGCGATTGCGGCACCAGCGGCGCCGCAGTCGGCGGCGGCGAGCTCGTCATCGAAAACAAGAGCTCTTGCGTGATCAGCGCCCTGTTGAGCCAGTTCTCGGCCCAGCTCCGGGCCGAAACGGAATAGGTCGTCAGCAGATCGTCGTCGTAATCGCTGTCGACGCGGCAGTGCCGGCGGACCAGGTCGATATCGACCGGCTCGACCGCGGGCGGCGTGACGACGCGCAGCGAACCGAACATCAGGCGAGGTCGAGATCGTCGTCGTCGACGGCGCGGCGTCCGGCGGGCGGTTGACCCGGCGGGCGCGTCGCGAAAACGGCGCCCTCGGGCAGCGGCGCGTCGATCGGGGCGATGTTCACCCGCTCGGCCTTCCCTCGAGCGACGAGGCCGACAGCCATGCGGGCGGGGAAGGTCGCGACATCGCCCCGGAAATAGTTCTGCCAGCGCGACAGGAAGCGCACGGCAAGCCGCGAGTTCGGCGGCAACCTTCCCCCGCTCATCGGTCAGGCCCTCGGCGACGGCGGACCGCTGCGGCGGCTGTTCGCCGGCGGCGCCGGGTTCGGCGGCGGGTCGCCTCCGGTGGCACCCGGCCCCGCCCCCTGCGCTCCGGCTTCGAGCCCACCGGGGAAGGTGGTGCCGGGGAGCGGATAGGGTCCGCCGCCGGGGTTGGCGGTCAAGGCCCCGGCAAAGGCCGAGCTCGCGACGACCGCGGGATCGTAGATCGTCGGCGCCGCATCGTGCGTCGGCGCGGCCGGCCAGGCCGCCGGTCCGTGCGCCCAATGCGGATTGAGCGGTTGCGAGCTCCAGGGTGCGCCCGGCGTTCCGGGCAGGCCGGTGAAGGCCCAGTCGGAAGTGATCCCAACCGCCAGCGATTGCAGGTGGCGCATGTTGAAGTCATGCTCGGTGATGACCCGGAACAGCGATTGATCGCGCTGGAAGGTCGAGACCACCTTGCCGTCAGTCCCGTAATAGGCGGCGACATCGGACGCGTCGACCATCGTGTTCAAGGTGTCGCCGACCAGCACGTCGGCCATGTCGACGAGATAGAACTCGCTGCCGCTGCCGGCGCCGAGGTTCGTCGGGATCTGCTGGCTGGTAAAGATCGGATAGCCGTTGAGCGTCCCGCGGGCGACCTCGTCTTTGTAGTAGAAACCGCCGACCGAGTCGCGCCGGGTGCCAATGTATTCGACGAGGTTCGGCGCGAAGAACCAGGTCGGCCGGATCATCCGCGACATGCCGTTGATCAGGAGCAGCTTCATCGCGGCGAGCGCGGACACCACGATATTGAGATCCGCGCCGGCGGGCGGGGTCGCCCCCAGGGCCGGCACGGTGTAGAGGTTCGCCGCCAGCACCAGCGATCGAAACCCGATCGGTCCCTTGTTGGTGCCGTCTCCGCGGATGAATTGCAGGTCCTCCTTGCGGGCGATGCCCTGGATCAGGTCATCGCGGACGATCGACTCGACGCCGATCGGCGCGCGGCGGATCAGGTCATTCGAGACCGGGACCATCGCGGTCAGTTTTTTCGCCGTCAGGTTCAGATCGTCGAACTGTTCCTCGGTCACCGAGATATCATCGAGCTCGCCCTGATAGACGGCGGTGGAGCCGCCGGCGAGGCGCGGAATCGTGATGTTGCCCATCGGCATTTGCACGGTCATCGGGCCGGCGCCGCGCACCACCACATTGGCGCGCAGAAGCTCGATCATCTCGGCCATGAAGTCCTGCGGGATCAGCGCTCCGCCCTCGGCGACGACCGAATAGTTCAGCGCCTTGTTGACGAAGTATTTCGCGACCTCGGTATCGTGAAAGCGGTTTTCGATGAACTCGCCCGCCTTCTCGGCGCCGCTCCATTTCGCGTGCACAAGCCCGATCATGAACCGCGCGGCGCGGAACCCTGGCCCCTTCTGCGGCGTCGCACGAGCGCGCGGATATGCCGGCAGGTTGCGGATCCCGATCTGACCCGAAAGCCCCGGTCCGCGGTAGCGCGCGCCCTTATCTTCGTCGTCGTCGTCGTCGCGGGGCTTGTCGTCGTCGTCGCCGTTCTCGCCCTCGCCCTTTGGGACCGAGGCGGCGAGCGCCCGCTCACAGCGGTCGATCCGGTCCTCAAGCTCCTGGAGCTCGGCCATGATCGCCTCGAAGGCGCTCTTGTCGTCGTCGCCCATCGGTTCCCCGTTCGGGCGGTCCTCATCGGCCTTGATGAAGGGTTCGAGCTTGGTGCGCAGCTCGGCGCGCTTGCGGCGCAGTTCGTGCAGCTTCTCGCGATAAGCCATGGTCCGGTCCTCTGAAGTGGAAGGCGAGCGCTCGCGAAAGGTCGAGTAACAAATCGCGGCGCGCTGGTCGTCGTCGTATTCCTGCATTGCATCGTTAGCCATGCAGCGCGAAACAAAGTCTTGCTCGCTTTCGCCCGAATGTGGTTGAGGAACCGGCATTACCAGACACCCAACATGGCGGCGCGCGCCCGGCGGCGGCGGCGTTCGCCCAGATCCATTTGCAGCACTTGAACGGGCGCCGGAACGATCACCGGCGCGGTGTCACTGTCGTCAGCGCCAGGCTCGATCAAGGCGTCCGGGTTCGATGGCACCGCGACGATCGAGAGCTCGACGAGCTCCTGTTCGTGGAAATCGATGCCGGGGAACCAGTCGTCACCGCCGCGGTCTTTGTCGGCGGTGAAGTCCCATTTGATCGGGCGGAATCCGACCGACGTGGCCGAGATGAAACCGTCCGCGGCCATCCGATAGATCATCTCGGCGAACTCGCCGGCCTTGCCGTAGCCGAGCGGCAGGAATTGCACCGCGGAATAGAGGCGGTGATCGTCGCGGCCGAAGTCGATCGCCTTGCCGATCGGCGGGTCCTCGGCACGATGCGCCCAGAGGACAACGGGATTGCGGGCAAAGGCGTCGAGTTGCCAGCCGCGGACATCGATCATGTCGAGATCTCGGTCGACCGAGCTCGTCGAGATCGTAAAGCGGAGGGTCCGCTCGTCGATCTTTTCGACCTTGTCGAAGGCCTCTTTGCGGACGCCGGCGGCGATCATGCGTGCAGCGTGCGTGCTGGTGCGTGCAGCGTGCGCCCTGTGCAGCGCCTTGAACTGCTGCGAGCCGAGAAATCGGATCATGGTTCCCCCTCGCTGTCTCCGGGCTCGCTCTCGCTCGGCATCGGAACGTGCTGGCCGACGCTTGATCCGCCCGCGAGCGGGTTTCCGGTGTTGAGCGGCACCCGGTATTCGTTGCCGCCGGGGATCGGGTTCATGTTCTCGCTCGCCCGGACTTCGTTCCGCGAAAGGAACCCGTTCAAAAGCCCGATCTGGTAGCTTTGATACCGGCGGATCGTGTCGCCGCGCAGCAAACCCGTAAAGTCGAAGTGTGTTTCCCAGTCGTCGCGCTCGTCGTCGAAAAGCAGCTGATCGTTCATCAGGCCTTCAAGTTGATCGGTATGCGGCCCGAGGCAATCGTCGATGTATTGCTGCTGTTGCTGTTCGAGGTTGTTGAACGTCGCGCGGCCGAACTCGGCGAGCTTGTGCGGCGGGACCCGATAGATCCGGCAGATATCGGTGACCTGGAATTGCCGGGTTTGCAGAAATTGCGCGTCTTCGTTCGTGATCGCGATTTTTTCGAAGGTCATCCCCTCTTCGAGCACCGCGATCTTGTGGGCGTTCTGCACGCCCGTGTGAGTGTTGCGCCACGACTCGGCGAGGTTGTCGGTCGACTCTTTGCTGAGGCGGCCAGGGTGTTTCAGCACCCCGGAGATCTGGCCGCCCTGGCGGAACAGGATGGCGCCGTGCTGCTGCGCGGCGAGCGACAACCCGATCACGTCTTGCGCGCAAGCGATCGGCGACAGCCCGAGATAGCCATCGACCGACATGTTGCGCATGTGGAGCATGTCCTCGGGCGCGACCCAGACCCCGATGCCAATCTGCTTGGCGTTGACGAGGTACCAGGGCGAGCCGTCGACCACCGACAGCTTGACGGTCACGCGGTCCGGGGTGACCGGGATGAGCTCGACCGGAGCGCCATTGCGGTCGCGCTCGATGACCGCATATGCGTTGCCGCGCAAACAGTATGCGGTCAGCAGGTAAGCCCAGAACTGAAACGCGGTCATCAGCCGGTTCGGCCGCCGGAACAGGCGATTGAGCGGGTG